TTCCAAATATCCCCAACAGTTATCTAACTCTGCTGAGTCACATATCAACAATTGCTCAGTTTCCTCACACTCTAAAAATTGTGGTGGGTGTACCAAAGGTCTTGTTAATTTGTTCTCCAATGCACTACATCCTGTTAAGGCTAGTGCTAGTATTAGTGTTAGTGTTTTCAAAATGGTATGTCCTCCATATCATCCTCAAAGTCATCGACAGGCTGAATTTTCTCAGGAGCAACGTCAAGATCACCAATCTCAGGTTCACCTTGTGGCTCACCAGTTACCTTGTTTAGCATCTGCAAGGCAGAGTTAAATCCTGACAATACAACCTCAGTTGTGTACTTCTTTTCGCCATTCTGATCCCATGATCTTGTTCTTAGTTGACCTTCAATATACACTTTCGATCCTTTGTGAAGATACTTTTGTGCAATATCAGCAAGTCTTCCAAAGATCACAACACGATGCCATTCAGTCTTTTCTACCTTCTGACCTGTGGTTTTATCTGTCCAAGACTCGGATGTTGCGACTGCTAGATTAGCTATGGCTTTACCATCACCAGTAAATTTTATCTCAGGCTCTCTCCCAAGGTTTCCAACCAGTATTACTTTGTTTATCATTACGATACTCCTACATTATTATGTTCCATCTCATGTTCGTGAATGTGATTTTCTATTGCAAGTAATACATCTTCATTAACATGTAAAGTTTCAGTTTGTTTTAACATGCTGATTAACATTGATGCACGATACTTAGTTAATGGTAAAGATACCTCTAGTGACTGTTCACGACAAAACTTGTTAAGCCACCAAAGTTGTTTGACTGTTGCAAGTTCATTCTCTTCTTTCATTTTGTCTAACATTTTTACTTTGTTGATACTCATTTCGATCTCCTTCCTTATTAAAATTTGGGGTTGCTTAGGGCAACCACTCCCATCTGTTTGTCTTTAACTAACGAGGGATAGGAAAAAAGGGTGAAACTGCCCTTGTTTAAAAACCCCGACATAGCGTAGGTAGATGAAACCCCTATGTTCATTTAGCCTTCTGCTTCTCAGCAAAATCCTTGGCTAATTTTTTGTTAAGAGCAAGTTTATCTTCAGACTTGGCTTTCTTTTCTTCAGCCAATACTTTAGCTCGTTCAGTCATAAACTCAGCCTGTTCAGCACTCAGAGTCTTCCAAACAGCAGTCTTGAGAGATGTGTTACCTTTAAAGTCTTCAAGAACTTCAAGTATGCCTTCCTCATCATCCTCAAAAATAGCAGTCTTAAATGCTTCAGAGATGTATGCAACTGCTGATGCCAATGTTAACTCATGCTCTTTGATCTTAGACTGTTGCAACTTGGCATTCTCAACTTCCTCATAAGAGGCAATTGCTCCACTTGGCATATATCCGATCATAGCCAAACAGCGACCTATTGCTGATGTCTCTGCACATTCATAGTGTGAGGTCTTGTTAATGTTGTTAGAGCCTTCTCGCTCCATAGCATGACCTGTACCACGAATGATGCCATCGATAACTGCATGAGCCTTAAAGACTACTACACCATCTTCATCCTTAACGATCTCAGTTAGTATCTGACCATTAGCATGTTGTTGTACAAAAGAATGAATCCTAGTGACAACCATTGCATAGTCAGCTCCACCTGCTACTTTTACTGTTTCTAATTTATCCATAATATCTCCTTAATGTTTAATAAAGTATTTGGCAACACTACATTTTTTGCCTTTTTTGTTTTTAACTGTGATCATAACCTTGTCAATGTCATAACCATCTTCTTTTAGATTGTATATCCTAGAAGCCAACCTACCTACTTCTAGATGTGTTAGAGCTTCAGCTTGAGTGATAGTACCATGAGCTTCAATCCATTTAAGCACTTGTTGCTTTTGTGGAATGCTCTCGTGATTCTCAAAGAAACCTGCTCTGCGTTCCTTCTCTTCATCAAAAGATGGTGGCTCAAAAAACTCCTCGCTTGGATTGTCAATTGAATCTAGTGAATGTCCTTTCATTATTTTTCTCCTTTAAAAGTTAATAACCATTCCCACTCAAAACCGAGCTGATCATTCAGTAAATCCTTGACCTCCTCAGTAAAGTCATAGTCGAAGTCTTCAACCCATTCGTTATACTTTCCATACACAGGAGCAGAAAACCTGAAATATCGAAGATTTGACACCTTCAACACAGCATCTGCTAGTACAAGAACATGACGAAATGGAACTTCTAGATCAATCTCGTCAATCATGTGTTCAACTTCGATAATAATATTTCCTGCTTGGTCAAGCATTTCTGAAAGAGCAGAATCTTTATTAGCTTCCCACTCAGTCTGAAAGTCTTCACCTCTTTGCAATTCTTCTTTAGTGTCCATTACAGCACCTCCACGTTATTAGGACGTTTAATAAAACCAAACTTAGGATCATCCTCGCTTGGTATAACTTTAGCCACGAAAGAAACTTTAACATCATCATCGACAAATCTTCGATCTTCATCACCATCTTCGTCAATGTATGTTTCCTTTATGGCTGTACCATTCAGCCTAAAGCCACGATCATCAAGGAAGAACATTCTTGTTGAACCTCCCCATTGATTGTTCGTGAAGTAAGTCTTCTGAATGACACCAGTAAACTTAATACGATCATCAGTTACTGGAACAGGATCAGCTTTGTCGTAAACTTCTTGCTCTTGACGTTTGATCTCTGCCCACTCAGCGTCTGCTATGGCTTTCTTTTCTGCCTTAGCCTTAGCTTCAGCTTCACGCTTGGCGATCTCTTCAGGAGTAAGCTCAGGAGCTTCCCAACGATCAGGCTTATCAGCCTCGCCCCATTTTGCTAAATCCCACTTCTTACCAAGCTCAAGCTTATCACGATCACCAACATAATCTAGCATGTGTTGTTCAGCCTTAGCGACTGCCTTGTCGTAATCTCTTGCAAGGTTTTTGACATATCTGTCATCTTCCTTGATACCATAGTTAGTAGGAATGTAGCCACGCTCACGAAGTGTGAACATGCCATTACCGAATCCACTTGATATGTAATACATTATGCACCTCCTTCAAAAAACTCACGTCTTTCATCAGCTAGTGCCTGACCAACCTGAGCATTGCGTTCTTGTCTCTCAGGATCATGGAACTCCTCAGCAGAGACTTGTCTGTCATTGATGAAGTGCTTGAACCCATGCTGAATGATCGCAGGAGCGACATCCTTATAGGTCTGACCATCACCATCAAGCAGTTGTTTAACAAAAGCCTGTACAAGATCAGTCACTTCTTTTCGTGAAGCCAACTTAGAGCTTGTGTTGTTGTGATAAATGTTGCTGATGTGAGAACGTTCAGCATCTGTTAGTTCAATTTTAATATTAGTATTCATTTCAGTTCCTTTTGTTAAAGTTAAATTATTTACCAAGGTAAATATATAGGAGTGCCACATGTAGCATCGATACCTTTAGCTCGAAGTCCTTTGTAAATGCGTTTCGCATCTTCGTAGGTGTACCAAAGTATCTTGCCATCTGAGTCTCTTTGTTTTTTGTTGTCTACTTTTATGTAGGTGTCTTTCTTTTGTTTCATTTCAGTTCCTTGGGGAGGTTGCCCTCCCCTGTTAGTTAAATTAATTATCGTAAACTTCGCAAGGTGTATTACCATTGATCGATCTCATCTGAGTATCAGCAAGACAAAATTTCCAGTTAGGATTTAATGACTCAAGATAATCTTCAGTTGCCCACCAAAGTGTTGGTAAATCTTCCTCAACAAAAATTACATTCTTACCTTTCTTAACAAAATGACCACCTTCACCAATTCTTTCATCAGCGTAGATCACACCTTTTTGTTCAAGGATTGATAGGTAGCCACCAATTTGTTGATCTGAAAGCTTCTCAAATAACTCATTGAAGTCTTCCATAGATTGACATGAATAGTTGTCACCTAACAGGCTGTCAGGAGTTTCAGCTCCACATCCATTGTTAGCTAAAAATCTAATCATAAAAAATTGCTCGTTTTCATTTAGTTTGTAGTTAGTTTTGTTCATTTTATTTCCTTTTGTTAGTGGGGAGGTTTCCCTCCCCTGTTAAAGTTAAGATATGTTGCTGTCGCATTCCATTGCATAATCAATAGTCAAACAAGTTCTATTTCTAATTTCATCAATAAAACCTTTAAGTGCTTGGTATGCTTTAATGTCACTATAAATTAAAAAAGTAACAATGCCCTCTAGTTGAGACTCAATGCTTCCTTGACAATGACGAACCATTCTGTAATTGTCTTCATCGTGAAATTGTTTTAGAACTGTGTCTGAAGTTTCTAAAGCTTTACGAATGTTGTCTAAGATTGTTTGTTGTTTTTTAGTTAGTTTTTTCATTTTATTTCCTTATTTTTAGTTAAAAGTGCCACCTCTTTTTCTCGATGGCAGAGCCATAGTATCATATATCGAACAGTTAAAAGAACTCATTTCAATTTATTTTTTATTTCCTTTAGGAGTAGGGGTTGTAGAGGCATAAATTTATCCCTGACTATAGCTAGGGATAGTTTTTTTTGTGTTTTCTGTCAAAACAACCAAAAATCTGTGTATTATTCTTGGTCTTGGTTTATGTTTTTTGAGACAGATTTTCTAGGATCAGAAAGCAGAAACCCCTAGAGTGATGATGCTCTAAGGGTTTCCTAAACTGGTGTTTGCCCCACCTGCTTGACAAAGATTATACCCTTTTTCTCAGTTTGGCAACCTCCAGTAGCACGAGAGGTGATATGTCTAGCTATTTGAGCTTCACTCAGACCTCTATAAATATCAAAGAGATTCAGCAAACGTGTTACCAAAACCTGCTGATTGATGATCGAAAGATCGCAGAGTGCAGAAGGCTGAGTACCTATCACAAGGTAGCGATGACTCTGATCTGACTGACTGTGATTGTTTCAGGCTCGGATAATACTGCGAAGGCTTTATACCGATGAGAATCTCTAGCTTACTTGATTGTAGGTTAGGGATTTCTTTACTCGAAACTCTCAGCTCAGGCATTACCCGATAAGTTAAGAGCTTTAAAAAAAAGGGATTTATCCCTCAGCTCTACTGAAGTAAGTCGCTGAAAGCGAAACATATAGTTAAACCAACCAAGCACTTGTTCGATATTTGATATAATTACTGCATGAATAAAACTAGACTTGTTTATTATAAATCTATCCCTGACGAACTTAAACGATTAGGATTGTCACAAAATCAGGCTTCAAAGTTGCTAGGAATTTCTAAATCAACAATGAGTCACAATATAAAGGCAGACAACAACAGCTTTCATTGGCAAATTTATGGTCTAGCTCATTACTTAGAAAGTCAGCATCCTGTCCATGTTAAATAAAATTAGCCATGAAGAGCGAGTCCAATTAACACAGACAATGTTAGATGTGATCCATATTATTGGTGAGATCGAGGATGAAGATGTCAAACAAACCCTATGTGAAAATCTTATTGGCATGTGTGATCAACTCAAGTCTCGATTAATTGTGGGTATGATCAAAGAAAAAAATGATAATAGGTTTGAAATATCAACGTGAAGCAATCAGCAATTACTAAATCAGCTCGTGGAAAAAGATGCACATTGAACCTTGATGGCTGTGACTCAGGAATTAATGGAGAGAAGGTAGTCTTCTGTCACGAAAATATACAAGGTGTTGGTTTTAAGGCTAGAGATAGAAATGGACATGACATAGGTTTTTATGGATGCCACAACTGTCACCAAATATATGACTCACTTGTTCATCCTTACTACAAGCCTTACTTTATTAAAGAGATGGCTCAGTTTGCGATGACTCGAACCAAGAGACAACTGATTAAGCAATTACTTGTAGATGAACACTATCCTGACACCACATTAGATGGTTATGGCAGATGAGTGAAACACTATCAAGAATACTGAAACGAGATCAACCTAAAGCTCACATCGTGGAGGGTATGGTTAAAACTTTATTCACTAAGACTAATGCAAAGGAAGCTGTTATTAGTATTAAGCCTAACACAATGACTAGATCAGGACAGCAGAACAGGTTGTATCACAGCATTATAGATCAAATAAGAGCTGAGACTAAGAATACAAAAGATGCTATTAAACTACATTGTCAGACAGAATTTCTTGAGACAAGAGTTGAGGAAGTTGCAAACAAACAACATGTGGTGCTAAAATCGACCACAAGTTTATCCACTAAAGAGATGGGAGTTTATCTAGATGAAGTAATAACTTGGGCAGAAAATGATTTGGGCATTCGACTTAACTTACCTGATGAGTGGAGAGGATTAGTAGTAGAATGAGAGAGTGGGAGGTCTGAGTTAAGCTTCCCACACAGAATTGGAGAGCAATATGAGTAAACCAATAATAGCTTTGATTGTTTGTGGTGTACTACTCTTTATAGGTGTCATGTTTATAGGTGTCGATGCCTTGATGTGTAAGCCACCATGTGTTTAGATGCTGACAGACAAAGAAAAGAGCACGATGCATTGGCGATGGACTGCTTTGATCGTGTATTTATTAATTTGTTTCTACGATTTTATGTTCGTTCCGATTTGGTATGGACTTAATAGACCTGATATAAGTGAATTTATGAAGATAATAAATAGTACAGACGAGGTGTTAGTCCAACTTGAGCTTATGAAAGTTAGAACTGGACAGCATTCTCCATTTACTCTCATGAACGGCGGGTTATTTCACTTGGCATTCGGTGCAATATTAACTGGTAGTGCATTTGGGTTAAATAAATAATGGCAGATAATCCTTTACAATTAGATGCACTTACCTTGCCAATTAAATACTTAGCATTGTGTAAGATCATGTCAGAGATATCTGAAACTGAAGATTCTATTGAAGAAGTTGATAGGAAGGTTGAGTTATTTATAGTTGAGACAAACTTTCAAGCTTTGGATGTTGGGTTCGAGGAGGTACACCTGAATGGCTAGACCAACTAAATATTCTAAAGAGATCGTAGAACAGGCTAGAGCTTACATTACTGACTATGAAATGTATGGTGATATGATCCCAAGCATTGAAGGAATGGCTGAAGTTTTAGGCTTACACAGAGACACTTTATATGATTGGGCAAAGCAAGAAAGCAAAGAGTTTTCCGACATATTAGGGCGATGTATGCAAGTCCAACAGAAAACCTTGGTGAATAAAGGACTCAACAACACATTTAATTCAGCGATCACTAAGCTTGTATTAGGTAAGCATGGCTTCCACGATAAGATGGAGCAGGACATTAGCTCAAGTGATGGAAGTATGAAGCCACAGATCATTGAATTAGTAGCTAAGGTCAATGAAGAAGAGAGCTGAAGTAGAGCTACCACCTAAACTCGTTCCAGTATTTGAGGGAGAAGCACGTTACCGCATAGCCTACGGTGGAAGAGGTAGCGGGAAAACACGCAGTTTTGCTCTGATGACGGCTATTAAAGGTTATCAATGGGGCAATACAGTTCCACCAACGAAAGGTCAGATATTGTGTGGGCGAGAGTTTATGAACAGCCTGAGTGATTCCTCATTTGAAGAGATCAAGACAGCTATTCAGTCAATCCCTTGGTTAAATGACTATTATATATGTGGAGACAAATTCATAAGATCGAAGGATGGCAACATAACCTACACGTTTGCAGGACTGAGACGATCACTTGAATCGATCAAGTCTAAGTCTCGAATATTGTTAGCATGGATTGATGAGGCAGAGGTAGTCTCAGGAAAGGCTTGGAGATTGCTTTTACCCAGCGTACGAGAAGTTGGATCAGAAGTGTGGGTTACCTACAACCCTGAATCAAAATACTCAGCCACTCACGAAAGATTTAGAGAGACACCACCAAAAGATTCCAAGATCGTTAGTCTAAATTATCAGGACAATCCTTGGTTTCCTGAAGTCTTAGAACAGACA